GAGCCAAGACCAATGGCTAAGTCCAGGGTCACCATGCAGCCCACCCGAGCGCGTGAGGTCAGTACGCAGTCAGTGCAGATGCTGAACCCTGATGCATGGCGCGAAGGGCTGACCACGGCGCAGCGTGGGTACGGTGGGAAGTGGCAGCGTGCACGCCTCGCGTACCTGGCGAAGCATCCGCTCTGCAGGATGTGCGAGGCACAGGGCAAGGTGACTGAGGCCAACGTGGTTGACCACATCGTAGATCATCGAGGCGACATGAAGCTGTTCTGGGATAGCGAGGGCAATTGGCAGCCGCTTTGTACTCCCCATCACGCAGAAAAGACGGCTTCAGAAGGCATAGGCGCAGCCCGAAAGGGCTGATCCGCAATGGCTGCGCGTTCGACGTAGCCTTCGTGCAAATTGCATGACTCAAATACGAATGAAACCCATGCAACGACGTGAGTGACGTGCTTCAAGCGCGTTTCTGCACGGTTTTGGTGCAAAATGGCGTCCAAATGCGACGGATCCGCACTGCCGGGGGGTACTGACGTGCTACGGAGCGACCCCCCGCCCTGATCGCGCCGACCCCTTCGAGAGGGAATAAAACCTGCATGCTTTGTTACCCGTGTTAGCCTAGGCGCATGAGTAACAACAGGACCGACGCAATGCTCAACGAAACGCAAGAACTTTTCTTCAAGGCGACTCTGCGTGGCGAGAAGCCTGAGCAAGCCGCAATCAGCGCGGGACTCAGCGCCAAGACCGCCAAAGCTGCGGGCCATCGTATGCGTAAACACCCAGCAATCGTGGCGGCACTAGCCGCCATCGGCATTGGTACTAAGGCGGGAACCGCGGGTAAGCCGGAGGCTACCGGCGACCCTTCCGAACCGGATATTGTGACGGTCGAAATTCCGGAAACTGACGATCCGAAAGTCTTCCTGGCCGCACTGATGAATTGCCCGAAGGCCGGGGTAAAGGCTAGGCTCGAAGCAGCGAAAGCGCTGCTGCCCTTTGAGCACGCCAAGATGGGGGAGAAGGGCAAGAAGGAAAAACTAACGGATGCAGCGAAAGGCGCGTCGGCCGGCGGAAGATTCGCCCTGGCCGCACCGCCGAAGCTTGTCGTGAACAACACCGAGAAGTAGAATGACAAAACCCCGCGGTGCGCTAACACCTACGGGGTTTCTTACCGATCCGCATCTGAGGTGCTTCATGGCTGCAGCGAATTCTACACAACCAACCCTCCTCAGCGAACTAAAAGTTTGCACAAAGTGTTCCGAAGCGAAACCGCGCGTGGAATTCCACATCGGCAAGGAATACCCGGACGGGCGCAAAGCTACGTGCAAAGTGTGTATGCAGATTCAACGCCGGGCCAAGTACCACAGCCAGAGAGAAATGGAAGTAGAGAAGCGCCGTGCAAGGAAAGCTACCGAAGAGTGGCAAGCGCTAAAACCCGAGCGTAAAGAGGCCGCCAAGGTTCGCCTAAAGAAACGAATCAATGACGCCATGCCGGATGATAAGTGCTGCATGTCATGTGCCAGCATACTCCCTGCGACAACCGCATATTTTCACCGCGCCCCCACCGGCAGCTTCGGTTTAACGTCGACTTGCGTAGACTGCGTACGCATCGCGTACCAGAAGAGAGCGGCAGAAGACAGGGACAAGATTAGAGAGACTGCTAGGGCTTCTTACGCTAGGAATGCACCACGTAAACTCGCCCAGCAGAAAATCAAAAGGCGTACTAACCCAGCATTCGCTATCCACATGCGAATTTCTAGCTCCGTGAGAAATAGCCTCGGCAGATCAAGATTAGGCACCTCGTGGATTAACTTTCTTGATTTTAGCGCGGCGGATCTGCATATCCATCTTGAGCGGCAATTCACCGAAGGCATGACGTGGGAACGCTTTATGGCCGGAGAAATCGAGATAGACCACATAATCCCTGTGTCATTTTTCCGCCTTAGCGCGGTTGACTCGGTGGAATTCCGGATGTGCTGGAATCTGAAAAACTTGCAACCGCTTTGGCGTTTAGATAACCGTCTGAAGCGCGATACCCTCCCGGCCAACTTCACTGAGCTGTGGAACGAACTCTATTACGAGGCGAACCGATATGCAGCTTGAGTGGACAACGCATAACCCGACGTGGGAAGCCGATATCGTCGCCGGACGAAGCCTTCTACCATGCGCACCCCTCTTCCCTGAAGAGGCCCTGGCCGGACTGGACGTTATGCAACAGCTCCGGATCGTCGACGCACCCGGTAGCCCGACCATCGGCGAAGCATGTGCCCCGTGGGTCAGTGACTTCGCTGGTTCGGTTTTCGGTGCCTACGATCCGGACTCGGGTATCCGGCACATCAAAGAATTCATGTTGACCATTCCGAAGAAAAATTCGAAGAGCACGATCGCCGCGGCGATCATGTTGACGCTGCTGATTCGCAACTGGCGAACGTCTGCTGAAATGATCATCCTCGCGCCGACTATTGAAGTAGCTAATAACGCGTATGCGCCCGCGCGCGACATGGTGAAGCACGACCCCGAACTGGCCGAACTGCTGCAGGTGCAGGACCACTTGCGCACGATCACCCACCGCGGCACAGGCGCCACGCTGAAAGTGGTAGCGGCTGACTCGAACACCGTGTCGGGCAAGAAAGCCAGTTTCGTGCTGATCGACGAGATTCATCAGTTCGGCGCCATGCCAAACGCGGAAAACATGTTCCGTGAAGCGACAGGCGGGCTGATTGCCCGGCCCGAAGGTTGCATCATCTACTTGACCACGCAATCCGATAAACCGCCTGCGGGAGTGTTCCGCCAAAAGCTGATGTACGCTCGAGGCGTGCGCGATGGCCGGATCGACGATAAACGCTTCCTGCCGGTGATCTACGAATTCCCACAGCACATGCTAGATTCTGGCGAAGCGCGCAATGCGGAAAACTTCCACATCGTCAACCCGAACATGGGCTACTCCGTAGACCGCGGCTACCTGGAGCGGGAGTATTCCAAAGCGCAGGAGACCGGTGAAGAATCCGTCCTCGGCTTCCTGAGCAAATTTCTGAACATTGAGATCGGCCTAGCGCTGCGCACCGACCGTTGGGCCGGCGCCGATTACTGGCAGGAGCAGTCCGACAAGACTGTTACGCTCGATTCAATGCTCGAGCGCTGTGAGGTGATCGACGTAGGGATCGACGGCGGCGGCCTTGATGACTTGCTGGGGCTCTCCCTGGTCGGACGTGAGAAGGACACAGGGAACTGGCTTACGTGGGCCGGCGCATGGGCCCATCCCTCCGCACTTGCCAGGAACAAACAAGAGGCTGCGCGCTTCCACGATTTCAGCAGGGATAAAGATCTCGTCTTAGTCAAGCGCATCGGTGAAGACGTAACGGAAGTCTGCGACATCGTAGAGCGCGTTTATGAATCCGGACTGCTTGACAAAATCGGGGTCGACCCTGTTGGGATCGGGGCCATCTTCGACGAGCTGGTAGCCCGGGCGATTCCGGAAGACAAGATCGTCGGCATCAGCCAGGGGTGGAAACTCGGCGGCGCGATAAAGACCACAGAACGACGACTGGCCGAAGGGAAGCTAAAGCACGCCGAGCAACCGCTGATGGCGTGGTGCGTCTCCAACTGTCGCGTAGAGCCGCGGGCAAACTCTATCCTTATCACCAAACAGGCATCCGGCTCGGCCAAGATCGACCCGGTGATGGCGCTGTTCAACGCGGTGTCGCTGATGGCACTCAACCCACCGGCTGCGCACAAAAAGTTCCAAATGCTATTTCTTTAGGTTACAGTGCGCGTAATTTACCGGAGCTGTATACATGAACAGAGCCTACAGTTTTCTTGAGGTTAAGGCCGTCGGCGAGGAGACCCGCACGATCACCGGCTGGGCGACCACGCCAGAAGTGGACCGCGTAGGCGACATCGTGGAGCCGCTCGGGGTCAAGTATAAAAACCCTCTACCGCTCCTGTGGCAGCACGAACACGACAAGCCCATCGGCCTGGTCGAGTTCGGCAAGCCGACTGCGAAGGGTGTTCCATTTACCGCAACGCTGCCGCGTATCGAAGAACCCGGCGCACTTCAGGACAGGATTGAAGAAGCCTGGCAGTCGATTAAAGCGGGTCTAGTGCGTGCCGTGTCGATCGGCTTCCGCTCCCTGGAGTCCGAGAACATCGCAGGGACTTGGGGCACCCGTTTCATTCAGTCCGAAGTTTTTGAATTGAGCGCGGTGACCATTCCGGCCAACGCAACCGCTACTATCAACACCGTCAAGTCTTTCGACACTGGATTACCCGCCGCGTCCGGCAAAAAGGAATTCACTGTCGTCAAACTTGCGAAACCCGCCGGCGCTTCGGCAACCGTTACGAAAAAACTACCCGTTACCCCGAAGCCCGAGGAGGGCCAAGACATGAACTACGCAGAACAAATCAAGTCCTTCAAGGACACCATCGAACAAAAGGCTGCCCGTCAGAAAGAGCTGATCGAAGCTGCTGAAGGCCGCACCCTGGACGCTTCCGAGTCGGAAGAGTTCGATACCATCACCGACGAAATCAAGGCTGCTGAAGTACACGTCACCCGCCTGGAAGTGATGGAAAAATCCAACATCGCCAAGGCTGCGCCAGTTCAGGACGTGACCAAGCAGACCCACCGCGCGCCGCTCGTTGCGAAAAACACCGAGAAGCTGGAGCCAGGCATTCTGTTCGCCCGTTATGCGATGTGCAAAATGGCATCGCAGAACAACCCCGCAATGGCCGTGGAAATCGCAAAGTCGAAGTACCCACAGCACGAAGAAATGGTCAAGACCCTGGAGCTGGAAGCCCGCGGTCAGAAAATGCAGACCTTGATGAAGGCCACTGTAGAAGCAGGCACCACCCTGGATGCCACCTGGGCTGCCCCCCTGGTTCAGTACCAGAACTTCGCCGGTGATTTCGTCGAGTACCTGCGCCCTCGTACCATCCTCGGCCAGTTCGGCACCGGCAACATTCCGTCGCTGAACCGTATCCCGTTCAACGTTCGCATCGCTGGTCAAACATCGGGTGGACAGGCGTACTGGGTAGGTGAAGGCGCGCCGAAGCCGCTGACCGCATTCGACTTCAACGATACCGAACTGCGCTGGAACAAAATCGCGACCATCGCGGTTCTGACCAACGAACTGATCCGCTTCAGCGATCCTTCGGCAGAACGCCTCGTACGTGACGGCCTGGCCGCTGCGGTAATCGAGCGTGCTGACATCGACTTCGTGGACCCGGCTAAAGCAGCGGTAGCGAACGTGTCGCCTGCTTCGATCACCAATGGCATCGCCGGCATCCCTTCCAGCGGTAACACCGCTGAAGACGTCCGGGCCGATGTTGCCGCACTGTGGGCCCCGTTCATCGCCGCACGTAACGCTCCGCGTAACGCCGTGTATCTGATGGACTCGACCACCGCGCTTGCCTTGAGCCTCATGCTCAACCCACTGGGCCAGGCCGAGTTCCCGGGCTTGAACCTCAACGGGGGCACCTTCCTCGGGGTTCCGGTGATCGTTTCGGACTACCTCCCAGTTGACTCCGGCGGCGGCATGGTGATTCTGCTGAACGCTTCCGACATCTGGCTGGCGGACGATGGCCAAGTCACCATCGACTCGTCTCGCGAAGCTTCCCTGCAGATGCTGGACAACCCGACCAACCACAGTGGCACCGGTACGCCGACCACCATGGTCTCGATGTTCCAGACCAACAGCACTGCCTTCTTGGCGGAACGTTTCATTAACTGGCAGCGCCGTCGTGTAAGCGCCGTCGCCTGGCTGGATAACGTGAACTGGGGCACCGCCGCTTAATGCGCTACGCTGAGTGAACTGGAAAGGCCCTTCGGGGCCTTTTCTTTGAGTAATTTTCGGAAACCCGTATACTCGGGTGAAATTTGAGGATTTTTCGCATGAGCAAAGTCGAATTCATCTATAGCAAAGGCGGGAAAAAAGTTCTCATGGCGCAACGCTACGCGGAAATCCTACGCAAGCTAGATCACGGCACTTATGAGACCCGAATGCTCACCGCCGCGCCCGTGAAGCCTGTAGTCGAAGACGAACCGCTCGTTTCCGAAGCCCTAGCGGTGTTCGCTGACGAGAACAATGTCGATTTGTCGAAGGTAACCGGCACCGGTAAAGACGGGCGAATCAAGAAGTCCGACATCGAAGCATTTATCGCAGTGCAGGTGTAAACGATGCGTATTTTCGGCCGAGAGTTGTCTCTGACCTTCAAGCGCGCGCCTATGTCGCCGGCGGGTACGGGACTGGGCGGCTGGTGGCCGATGATCAAGGAGCCCTTTAGCGGAGCGTGGCAGAAGAACGAAACCTGGACCAATGAATCCGTCCTGGCGCATTACGCGGTATACGCCTGCGTCACCCTGATCGCGAACGACATCGGCAAATTGCGCCAGCGGTTGATGATCCTCGACGCGAACGGGATCTGGAAAGAAACGACCAGTCCTGCGTTTAGCCCTGTCCTGAAAAAGCCCAACAACTATCAGAACCACATCCAGTTTAAGCAATGGTGGCAGACCTCAAAGCTGATCAGCGGCAACGCCTACGGCCTGAAGCAGCGCGACCAGCGCGGCGTCGTAACGTCGATCTACCTTCTCGACCCGTGCCGTGTGCTACCCCTGGTAGCTGAAGACGGTTCGATCTACTACCAGCTCAGCAATGACAATCTGAACCGCGTAGGCGACGGCGTAACCGTACCGGCGTCCGATATCATCCACGACCGGATGAACTGTCTGTTCCATCCCCTGGTCGGGGTGTCTCCGTTGTATGCCGCGGCGCAAGCCGCCTGCCAATCGCTCAAGATGCAGAGCGATAGCTCTACGTTCTTCGAGAACGGCGCACGCCCGGGCGGTATTCTTTCTGCCCCCGGTGCGATCAGCGACGAGACAGCAGCGCGCTTGAAAGCGCATTGGGATGCGAACTACACCGGTCAGAACGCAGGTAAGGTCGCCGTGGTAGGGGACGACCTGAAGTTCCAGCAGATGAAGATGTCGGCCACTGATTCGCAATTGATCGAGCAATTCAAGCTGACGGCTGAAATGATTTGCACAGCGTTCCACGTTCCTCCGTCTAAAGTCGGGGTCGCAACCGCACCCACCGGCACTACAGCGGCACAAGAAAACCAGAAGTATTACTCGGACTGCATCCAGGTGTTAGCCGAGGAGTACGAAGCCTGTATGGACGACGGCCTTTCGCTGCCGGTTCAGTACGGCGTAGAGCTTGACGTTGACGGCTTGCTGCGTATGGATCTCGGATCGCTTGTCACCACTTTGGCGGCGGCGGTAGGCGGTGGAATCATGACCCCGAACGCGGCGATGCGGAAATTGAACCAGCCACCGGTAGAAGGCGGCGATACCGTATACCTGCAACAGCAGAACTACTCCCTGGCCGCACTGGCTCGCCGCGATGCGTCCGCCGACCCGTTCGGCACAGCTCAGCCCGTAGCATCTACGCCCGTGGCGGAAGACCCAGAAGAGCCGACCGACGAAGACATCCAAGACCAGGCGCGTATGCTCGCCTTGCTGATCGAAAAGAGGCTGACCAATGAACCTGCGTGAACTTGAAGCGCAAGCGGAATTCTTGGCGCCGGTGATTGCCGCCGCCGTGGCGAAAGCTGTCGCGCCTTTGCGCGAGGCCCTATCGCAGAAAGAGCAACAGATCGACGCGCTGCATAAACGTATCAACGAACTACCGGCGCCAATCGAACCGGACCTTGAGGCCATCGCTGCGCTCGTCGTGCTGCCAGAAGTGAAGGACGGCAAAGACGCCGAACCGGTCGACCTGGAAGCCCTGGCGAAAGCCGCTGCTGAATTCGTCCAGTTGCCTACCGTCGACCTGGCGTTGCTCGCGGCCGAAGCCGCTGCGCTCGTGGTAATGCCCGAACCGATCGCGGGCAAAGATGCGGACCCAGTAGACCTTCAGGAACTCGCCCGCTCTGCCGCCGCGCTTATCGCGGTTCCAGAAGTCAAGCAGGCGCACGACGGCCGCGACGCCTTGGAACTTGAGATCCTGCCGACTATCGACGAGTCGAAGCAGTACCCTCGGGGCACTTACGCGGCCTTCCGTGGCGGCCTGTGGCGCTCCTATGAACGTACCCACGGCATGCGCGGCTGGGAATGCATAGTGGATGGCGTGGACGGCGTAGGCGTAGCACAGGACGGCGAAAGGGCTTTCTCCGTTACAGTGACCAAATCCAGCGGCGCCACAGTCGCCGAGAAGTTCGAAATGCCGATCCAGATTTACAAGGGTGTCCACCGTGACGGAGACGAGTACGCCGCGCATGACACCGTGACTTGGGGCGGCAGCCAGTGGGTATCGAACAAGTCGGCGAACACCGACAAGCCCGGGGCTAACGACTCGTGGACGCTCTGCGTTAAAGCCGGGCGTGCAGGTAAAGACCTGCGCGAGAACGCGAGTACCTTCGACCCAGCCAAAGGGGTGTCACTGAAATGATGTACGTCACCCTGGAGCGCGGCAAGCAGCACCTGAATATGGATCACAACCTGGATGACGTGCTAATCGAGGCGTATATCGGTGCGGCGTCCAGCGCGGTGAAGAACTACCTAAAGAGCGCTTCGCCGTATGAGGTCGAGCGCGACAGCAACGACGATCCGATCCTTGATAGCTCGGGCGACCCGAACTACATAGTCGACAGCTCCGGCGACAAGGTTGTGAAGTACGAAGTTCAGGCCGCCACGCTCCTACAGCTCGGCTTCCTGTACAAAGACCGCGACGAGAACGCAGACGGCGCCTACGACATGGGCTATCTGCCAAAGCCAGTGATGGCGCTGCTTTACCCATTGAGGACGCCAGCATGCCAGTAGGAGATTACATACGGAAACTCTTTGGCGGCCCTTACCGCAAAGAAACCGACATGCGGGATACGACTCACGCGGAACGCATGATCGCGCATCCCCCTTTCGACCTGCTGACCGATGGCGGCGACGGTCCTAGCCGAAGGCTTCGCGTGGACATCGGGCAGACCGGTTTCTTCGCGGGTAAAGAGTTCCGGACCTTTCGCGAGTTCAACATCGCGGCGGGGCAGACCCTAGTTCTGCGTATTACGGTCCCGATCAACGTCATTTTGTCATCGCAAGGCCTGGAACTGGACGACGGCAGTTTGCGCATCACCAACGCTGCCGGCGGTACGCCAGGCGGAACTTTCTCCGAGACACTGCCGGTTATCGGAAAAAACAATATGTCGGACCGGCCATCGCCTTTTTACACTCCGACCGTAGTTTTCGCAGAGGGCGGTACACATACGGGCGGCACGGTCTTCGATATCCACCGAGTGGTCGCCGCGTCCGCCACTGCGCAACGCTCCACCGTAGGCAACGTTGTAGGGGATGAGCGCGGTGTCGCCGCGAACACATATTACGTTCGGTACGAGAACATCGGCAGCGGCGCCGCTACCGGCACCCTGTGGTTCATATGGGAAGAGCGTCCATGAGTCGCGCCGGCCAGTACCGCCATCGGGTGGACATTCAGGATTGGACGGAAGTCCGAGACGAAGAGACCGGCGGCTTCACAGAAGCCTGGGTAACCGTGTTCGCCGACGTGCCAGCGCGCATTGCTCCGGCCAGTGGGCGCGAATTCCTGGCCGCTGCGGCTATTCAGTCCGAGATCATCGCGCGCATTGTAATCCGCCAGCGCCCCGGCCTGAATGCCAAGCAACGCATTTTGCACAACGGCGATATTTACAACGTTCACGCCTGGTTGCCGGATCAGGAAAGCGGGCGCGATTACGTAAGCGCCCCTTGCAGTCTCGGAGTGGACGAAGGTTGAAAGGCTTGCTAGAGTTCAGATTCCCTTAGCTCATCCCACAGAGGAAGAATCATGAGCGAATCTGAAGCTGCAATCGAAAAAGAAATCCAAGACAAAGGCCTGAATGCCCCACGTCTTACCCCCGCTTTGATCGACGCTGCGATCAAGTCCGAGGACTACCACATCTTCCCCGGCACCACGTTGACCGTTTGCGCGCTTACTCTGCAAAACGGTTTTATCGTGACCGGCGAAAGCGCGGCAGCTTCGCCAGCGAACTTCGACGTTGAACTGGGCCGCAAGATCGCCCGTGACAATGCGCGGAATAAGATTTGGGCTTTCGAAGGTTATCTGCTCCGGCAGAAACTGCACGACGAAGCCTGATTCTGAAGGCGAAACGAAAACCCGCTTCGGCGGGTTTTCTATGCGAGGTGAAAAATTGAAAACCTTCGTCTGCATCGCCTCCGGCCCGAGCCTCAATGCGCACGACTGCGAACTGGTGCGGCGGGCCGGGCTTCCAACAATCGCCGTGAACAACTCCTGGCAGCTAGCCCCATGGTGCGATCACCTTTATGCAGGTGATCTCGCGTGGTGGGATTCCTACGGCGCCGAGGCGCCTACCACTTGCCAGCGTTGGAGCTGTACGCGCCAGGCAGTGGCAAAGCACGGGTTGAACTGGCATGAAGCCTACGGGGAGTACAACAGCGGGCTCAGAGCGATTGAGCTGGCCTTCAAGCTTGGCGCAGAACGCGTCCTGCTTCTTGGGTACGACTGCACGGTGTCCAACGGTACGCACTGGCACGGCGACCATCCAACCACGAAGAACCCTGACGAACTCCGGTGTCGCAAATGGGCGCAACAACACGCCCGGCTGCCGCAGCGCGATAAGGTCGTCAACTGCTCGCGTGAAACGGCGCTGGAATGCTACCGGTTCGGGCATCTCGAAAAAGAGTTGCAAAAGGTTGTTGACACTTGTGATGTGCAGAGATAAATTTAAGTCCTGCCGAGGGTCAACGACTCCTCCGAGATGAACCGCGGTGCGCACTCGTTAAAAAGCGCATCACAAGAATTCTCCGTGCGACCCTCATTAACCCTTCTTCGGAAGGGTTCTTTTTGCGTAAATGTTTGCTAGAATCACGTTGCGGCTAGGGGGCACCTGAAAGGCAGTTAGTCACTGCTTGCCGCAACACCTTTCGACTGCCTCTAGACTGGAGCGCTTCAATGCCAAGTGAAACGAGATTCTGCAACAGGTGCCAAACTTCCAAGGCGCTCAGTGAATTTTCAAAAAGCAAATACACTTCTTACGGATTTAGCTCGCAGTGCAAGCTCTGTAACTCGAATAGAAGCAAAGCGTGGGCCCTAGAAAATAAAGCGAGGATTAACGCTAGGCAAAAAGCAAGGCGGGATTTCAAGCTAGCGAATCCGGAAATTTTCGGGGAGCAGATGGAAGTAGGCCGTCTCAAGAATTTAGCTACGGCGAAGGCCCGCAGGGAGCGCAGGAAGGTAACTGAACCTGAAGTCCTAAAAGCGGAGCGTCGGAGAGACTTTGAGAGAAGTAGGGAAGCGATAAAGGTTCAGTTGAAAGAGAAACGAAAAACAGATGTAAATTTCAAGATCCGCTGCAATATGGGCAATCGCTTATACGCGGCGGTTAAGCGTTATAAGAACAACCGCACCTGGCAGCAGTTCGTAGACTACTCAGTTGACGATCTCAAGGCGCATCTAGCTTCGCAGTTCACTGAAGGCATGACGTGGGACAACTACGGCGAATGGCACATAGACCACGTGCGCCCTGTGTCGTCATTCGATTTTACGGTCGATACGGATTCCGTGATAAAACAATGCTGGGCGCTCTCGAATTTGCAGCCGCTATGGGCCTTGGATAACATCCGCAAAAATAATCGATGGGACGGGCAAAATGCCAATAGTTAGTTCGATGGCGGGGTTAGGTGATAATCTTTATCAATTAGCCTTCGTAGACCAATTGGAACGGCCCATTTACATCAACACTCCATGGCCGCAACTTTACTCCGCTGTAGAAGGCATCCATTTCGTTCGCCCTGATACTCGGCTACGGACGCAGAAGAAAAATGTTGACCGCCTGAGCAGCTGGGAAACACAACCCCGGGGCCCCCCAATCCTGCAAATAGCTTATTCCGGGGAAGGAATCCTCCAAGGGATGGGACGGAGATTCGGAAAACCTTTCGGAGCCTTTAAAGTCCCTAGTTTCCCCTGGCGCCCGACTGACAAGCCTTACGTCTTAATCCGGCCAGCTACCGTTCGTGCGGAATGGAGAGCAGACGCTAGAAACCCCGATCCTTCTTACCTATCCGCCGCGTGCGAGGAGGCAAAACGAAGGGGGTATCTCACGATCTTGGTAGCGGACCTTGAGGATGGGAAGGAGTGGGCTGTAGGGGAATTGCCGAAAGCCGATATTAATTACCTATCAGGGGAACTTAGCGTAACTGAACTGCTAGGCGCTGCGGAGGGCGCCAGCGCTTTGATAGGAGGTATCGGGTGGATAGTACCGGCAGCCTTGGCATTAAAGACCAAAGCTTGGGTTGTGTGCGGCGGCCAGGGGGGCTTTAATGCGCCAGAATTAATCTCACCACCAAACGATATGATAACTTTCGCTGTACCCCATAATTTCTGCCGTTGCCGTCTTCGTGACCACAGCTGCGACAAGAGGATTTCCGATTATGACTCAAAACTTACCAACTGGTTTGACGGACTGTTTTTTGTGGAGTCCTGAGAGGGGGCAGGGGTTTCATACCCGCCCGGCCATGCTCTACGGCGGCGAGTATTTCGCCAACTATCAAAAGCTTGACGCCACGAAAATGGGCGGCCTGCTGACCAAAGCGCGGGTCGAACTGGTGCAGAAATACACCAGCCCCGCTGAAGTCGTGGACATCGGCATCGGCGGCGGGCGCTTCGTCCAGGAGTCGCAGGGCATGGGCTTCGACGTTTGCCCCGACGCGATCTCCTGGCTGCGGAGCATCTACGCTTACCGCGATCCGTACGGCGGCGAAGAGGTTCGAGCGATCACCTGTTGGGATAGCCTGGAGCACATCCCGGAACCCGAAAAGCTTCTGGAGCGCGTGAAGGAATGGCTGTTCGTCTCGATCCCTATTTGCGAAACGGCTACTGAATGGGCGCAGTCCAAACACATGAAGCCAGGCGAACACATCCATTATTTCTCGCTTGAAGGATTCGTGCGTTGGTGCGGCGAACACGGCTTCGAGTGCATGGAAGTGAACTGGGCGGAAACCGAACTCGGCCGAGAAGGCATCGCGTCGTTTGCGTTCAAGCGCTTGGCGTAGTAACTTGCACTTTCCGGAATACATACCATTGCAATGGAGTTTCAGAATGATGATCAAACGCTGTCTGAGTTTTATCGGTCTCGCCCTGGCGATGTGCTTCGCTTCCTTCGGCGCCTACGCTTACGAGCGTGTCGGTTTCGGAGAGAGCATTTGCCGCGCGGTGGCTTACGCCCAGCCATACGGAGGTGAGCACATCAAGCATGAACTCACCTTGACGCAATGGCGAACGGGTAGTGGCGAAGAAGAAAGCCCTGTCGCTTCCAACCTGATCGCTTTGAGCAACCACTTCGGTCTGACCAGCGCTGCACCGTTCGGCGTCCCGGACTGGGATAGCGGCTCCGCCGCATAACCAACGCCTGGATGCACGATAAAAGCCCTGACCTAAAAACTCAGGGCTTTTTCTTGCCTGTGATAAACTCCCGGCAAACTGAGGGCGACGACATGGCCGACTACATCACCTACAAGCTAAAAGGCGCTGACGAGCTAAGCCGTGTTTTTCGCACGCTGCCACAAGAGCTGCAGCGCCAGGTTGTCGTGCCAGCGGCGAAAGACGCCATGGACATCGTTTTGAAGGACGCCATCCAGCGTGCCGGCGCGATTGATGATCCGACCACTGCGCCGGATATCTCGAAAAACATCGCTCTAGTCGAAGACACGAAATTCTTCAACGAGACCGGTAGCACCAAAATATCGGTCGGCGTACGCAAGACGAAACGCGGGCAGCGAGGCGGCAATACGTATTACTGGTGGTGGGTCGAACTGGGTACATCGAAGAATCGCGCGCAACCCTTCATGCGGAATGCTCTCGGCCAAAACCAGCAAGCCGTGTTTCAAGAATTTCTTTCTAGCGCAAAATTCCAGCTCGTCAAATTGGGGCTCAACTGATGGACGTACCCTTCTACTCGGTGTGCAAAGCTGATACGGCCGTCCAGGCACTGCTCGGTGGAACGTCGCCGCGCATCTATCCGTTCGGCCAAAGTCCGCAAGACGGTCTGAAGCCCTACGTCGTCTACCAGTGGGTCGGCGGTTCGCCTTTTAACATGCTGAACTGTCGGCCTGATGCCGACCGCGCCAGCCTTCAGGTGGACGTGTACGGCCTGACAACCCAATCGACAACCGCCGTCGCTAAAGCGATCCGATACGCGATAGAGGAACAATCCTACGTGACCGGTTACCGCGGCGATATGCGCGACGAGGAAACGAAGCTGTACCGAACCAGCTTCGACCTGGATTGGCTGGTCGAACGGACCTGATTTGCGAAACCCCCGGCGCGTGATATGCTTCGGGCGAACGTTCATAACTCAACGAGGCTGCACCCATGACCCTAAAATCACAGGGGAGCGATCTGTTTACGATCGACCCAGACACTGGCGCCCTGCTTGACGTGGGCTGCATCACCTCTATCGACGGTATTGACACCGCGATCGACCAGATCGAAACGACCTGTCTGAACGACCTGGCGCGCACGTACGAAGCCGGCCTCGCCACTCCAGGCGCGGCGACTTTCGGACTGATGTTCGATCCGTCCGACGTGAACCACATCCGTCTGCACCAACTGAAGTCCGCTGGCGTCACCCTGCAATGGGCTATCGGTTTGTCTGACGGCACCGAAAACCCGACCACCGGCCTCGACAGTTCGGGCGACGATGAATTCGTTCTGCCACCAACCCGTAGCTGGATCACCTTCGAAGGTTACATGAACAGCTTCCCGTTCACCTTCGCGCTGAACACCATGGTCACATCGACCGTCGGCATTCAAGTATCGGGCGATCCTGTCCTCGTCCCTAAGTCGTCGAGCTAACCAATGTCCCTGAACCTTAAAGACCTCGTTGCTCAAGGCGCGTTCGTCAAAGAGCCTTTCGTAAAGCGCCAGATCAAATGGCACAACACGGAAGGCGAAGAGCTGGAAGCAGACATCTGCGTGCGCCTGGCGTCTTACCACACGATCACCAACACGTGGAAAGCTGCCGAGGGTAACCAGGAGCACTTGGCCGCACGGATCGCGACCATGGTGTGTGACGAAGAGGGCGGCCCGATCTTCTCCACGGCTGACATCCTCGGTACGACAGGGATCGAAGGTCGCGGCGCGATGTGTGACACGCTGTTCCTCGCACTGATCACCGCGGTTAACGAAGCGCAATCTGCAAAGACGAAGCCCCCGAAGACCTCTGGTTCGAACTAGTTCTGAATGGCGTAGGCGGTCGAACGATCGCCGAAGCCCAACAGAACCTGTCACTGGTCGAAGCGCGACAATGGGCTCAGTACATCAAGCGCCATGGGGGCCTGAACATCGCTGAACGCGTAGAGCAAGCCGCCGCATTGATCTGCAGCACTGGCGCGCAACTAATGGGCAACAAAAACGTAAAGGTCGCTGACTTTATCCCTAACAGGGAATCTGACGACGAACTGCGTTATGCTACGCCGCAAGACTTCATGAAAATTCTGCAAGCCTCAAGGAAACAATAGCTATGGCGGTAGGCAGCCTCGGGCAATTAACTGTTGATCTCGTGGCTAATACCGCAGGCTTCGAGCGCGGTATGAATCAGGCCGAACGCGCTTTGGCTTCTGCGACCAAGGAAGCGCAGCGCCAAGGCAACGCCCTGGACAAACTGGTCGGGCAGATCGACCCGACCATCGCCGCTTATTCCCGCCTCGACAAGATGGAGCAGCAGCTCAAAGCGCACCGCGATGCGGGGCGCCTTCCTGTCGACGACTACAATGCGTACCTCGCCAAGCTCAACGAAACCCGCAAGGCCGTAGAGCAGACCGGTACCGCGATCGGTAAGAACGCCAAGCAACTGGATGCAAACGGCCTGTCGGCCAAGCAGCTCGCCGCCAACTTGCGCGGCGTGCCGGCACAGTTCACTGACATCGCCGTCTCGCTCCAATCCGGGCAAGCCCCACTTACCGTTCTGCTCCAACAGGGCGGCCAGCTCAAGGACATGTTCGGCGGCATCGGCCCTGCGGCGAAAGCTCTCGGCGGTTACGTCCTCGGCCTCGTCAACCCTTTCACCGTAGCTGCCGCTGCCGCTGCTGTACTCGCCCTGGCCTATAAGCAGGGTAGCGACGAAGCGACTGCATTCACCAAAGCGCTGATCCTTAGCGGCAACGCCGCCGGCACCAACGCTGATGCGCTCGCCAGTCAAGCGCAAGCGGTCAGCCAGTCCGTAGGGACTATCGGCGCGGCCGCCGCTGTCTTGGCGCAACTGGCAGCCTCCGGGAAGATCCCTGCATCCTCGTTCGACAGCATCGCTATCGCCGCGTTGAAGATGCAGGAAGCCACCGGCAAAGCTGCGTCTGAAACCGTCAAGGACTTCGAGAAACTGGCGAAAGATCCGGTCAAGTTCTCAAAAGAGTTGAACGACTCCCTGAACTATTTGACCGCTTCGACCTACGCGCAGATCGAAGCGCTGCAACGCCAAGGCGATGCGCAGGGCGCCGCCAACCTGGCCGAACAGGCCTACGCTGAGGCGCTGACTACCCGTGCCGACCGTGTACGCGATAACCTCGGATACGTCGAATCTGCCTGGACGGCTGTGAAGAACGCGGCTAAGGACGCGTGGGACGCGTTCCTCGACATCGGGCGTGAGTCTACGCTCGAGCAGAAACTCAAAGTGCTGAACGACCGGCTGCAGGACATCGCCAACGCGGACGCGATCAACAACGCCCCGGGCAGCGGATTTGGCGCCACCCCAAACGACGACTTCCGACGCGAAGCCACGGAAAGGCAGATCACCGACTTGCTCGTGCAGCAGGAAGAGAGCCGAAAGCGCGCCGCCGTTCAGGCGAACGTTGTTGCGCAGGACAAACGCGGCATTGCCGCTGTTGAAGCGTTGAACAAGTCCCTGGACGAAACGGCACCGAAGACTGACAAGCTCGCCAAGCGTTTCGCAGAGATCGATAAGCAGGTCGCCGCGGCAGCCGCCCGGGGAGTGCAGTACAGCGAAGCGCAGATCGCCCAGTTGCGTAAGGCCGCTGAAGAGCAGTACAAAGCCGCCGCTGCGCCGAAGGTTAAAGCCGTTCGTGAAGACGCCGGCCAGAAGATGCTCGACAGCTTGCGTCAGCAGGCCGCCGCGCTTCAACTCCAGTCGGAGACCAGCGAAAAGCTCGGCACCCAGGCGCAAGCCTTGGCGCGCTTTGAACAACAGATCGCCGACATCAAATCGAAGGACATCCAAACCGCTGACCAGAAGTCGCTCCTTGCGAGCGAAGCGCTGATCACTGCCCAGCTAAAGCGCAACGTGGCACTAGAGCAGGAAGTCGCTGCGCGTAAGCAGGCGACGGAGGAAGCCGGCAAGCTGGCTGCGTTCCAAGAGAACCAAGCGTCGAAGCTGCAGAGTGCGCAGGAGGGTCTTGACTCGCAACTGGCCGGACTTGGCTCCGGCGAGAAGCTGCGCGAACGGTTGAAAGAAGACTTGGCGATCCGCAAGGAGTATCAGTCCGAGCTCGACAAGCTGAACGCTCAGCTTAACAAAGGGCAGATCAGCGAAGACCTGTATCAACAAGAGACCGACATCTTAGAGGAAGCACTGGCCGCCCGTTTGGTGCTGCAGCAGGACTATTACAATCAGGTCGACGAAGCGTCCGGTTCGTTCTTCCTCGGCGCTTCTGAATCGTGGAACAATTACCTGACGGAAGCGACGGACGTAGCCGCGCAAACCCAAACGCTTTTCGATGGTGCTTTCAGCGGCTTGACGGACGCGCTGTACAACTTTGTGACCACCGGCAAATTGTCGTTCCAAGACCTGGCCGCCAGCTTCGCGCAAACTGCTTTGAAAATGCTTATCCAGTACGCTGCGGCGCAAGCCATCTCCGCAGGCCTGAACGCGTTCTCGTCCACCGCTGCTATCCCTGTGGTAGGCCCTCTAGCGGCTCCTGCCGCAGCGGCATCCGCCTTGGCCTTCGCTGGCGGCCTGTCCTCGCAGATCGCGGGTCTCGCCGGTATGGCGCACGATGGCATCGACTCTGTGCCTCAGACCGGCACATGGCTGCTCCAGAAAGGGGAACGCGTGACCACGGCGCAGACCAGCGCTAAGCTGGACAAAACGCTAAACGATATGAAAACCCCAACCGGGACAGGCAACACTACGGTAAACTTGATCGAAGACGCATCGCGCGCCGGGCAGACTGAGACCCGGGAAGAGGACGGTCAGAAATTTATCGACCTGTGGATCGCCAAACTCTATTCGGATGACGATGTGATGGAAGCACTGAACCGCAAAACCGGCTTGCAAGGCGTGGGGCGTTAATGGCGATTCCAGTCTATCCGGAAGGGCTGCCCTGCCCGCTGCGGGAGAACTACGGGTTTACGCCGGTCAATAATATCCGGCGTACGCCGATGGATAGCGGTCGCGCTCGCCAGCGGATAGAGTTCCCTAACGCTCCGGCTATGGTGTCGCTTAGCTGGATCATGACTGGACCACAGGCCATGCTCTTCGAAGCGTGGGCCGCGCAGGTGGTAGGCGCCGGCTGGTTCACGATGACGCTTCTGAGCCCGATGGGGTATAACGAACACGAGATCCGGTTTACCGAAGTACCCGTGGGCGGTGAGCTGACAGGGAAATTCCTTTGGCGATACCGAACTACATGCGAATTGCGTAACAGAGCATTGCTACCCCCGGGGTGGGCCGAATTGCTACCATCGTTTGTGCTGAACCCGGAGATTTTTGACTACGCGATGAACCGCGAATGGCCTTTGTTCGATCAGGGCTCCGTTGTTCAAATGCTGCTTGAGGACGGGACGCCAATGCTTCTCGAAGACGGCTCACCTTTTTATCTGGAGAACTCGTAATGCCCGGAAAACTAACAGAGCAGCCAGTTGCCGGCGCGGGCACAGAGGACGATCTCTACCTGGTCGTTCAGGCCGTCCAGAGTCGCAAGCAAACCCGCGCCCAGCTTCGCGCGGCGATCCTCAGCGCGTGGCAAACGTTCATAGGCACTTTTCTCGCGTCCTCCACGCCAGCGAATGCGCGCACCGCGCTTGGTGTTGCGATCGGCACGGATGTCCAGGCATACGACGCTGATTTAACTGCCCTGGGTGCGGTAGGCACTGCCGGACTTCTAGCACGAACTGGTGCTGGCACCGCTGCTGCGCGCACGCTTACGGGCACGGCCAACAAGGTGACGGTAACGAATGGTGACGGCGTTTCCGGGAACCCGACGTTTACACTGCCGGATGCACTGGCCCTGGTCACTCCGACGGTATCTGGCCTGCTGACCCTGAGCGGCGGGCAGGCTGCGTTCCCCGCTACGCAGGTTCCTTCGGCTGACCCGAACACCCTCGATGATTACGAGGAAGGCACCTGGACGATGGGGATTACCTTCTCAACCCCGGGGGATCTTAACGTCGTCTACAGTTCGCAAAGTGGCAGGTACACAAAGATTGGTCGCGCGTTCATGTACGAAGGCACGGTGACTACGACTACTTTCACGTACACCACGGCAACCGGTACGTTGCGCGTTAGCGGCCTTCCCCTCGCCCCCGCTGCGGGCGCTCCGGCGGTGACATTAAACCGCTGGACCGGCGTAGTATCGGCTGTCGCTACACCGCAGATCGTCGGGCTGGTGGTTTCGACCAACGTACAATTTGAAGTGATGAACGTAGCGGCCGGAACCACGGCGACTCTGACTCAGGCAAACGCCGCGAGCGGCACTCAGAAAAGCATATTTCTCAGCGGCAACTTCGCATCCGCTTAAGGTGACAGTGATGATTTACAGAAAAACAGTGCTTGACCAACCAGAGTTGCATCGCTCCGGCCTGTTGCAGATCCGCTTAGCATTCCTGCTCATGGAGGATGATGTCGAGCTTTCTTGCGCCTGGCACCGGACGGCGATCCCTCTCGACGGTGACGCGCAGCAGCAGATGGACTTCGTTAACGACCACCTGGCCGTGATGGAACCGCCGATGCCACCGTTGCCGCAGGAAGACATCGACTTCATCAAGGAATGCCATGCTCTGCTGAAAAGCCGATTCACTGAAGGGGCCGCGTAATGGCGAACACGTACCCAACATCGCAGTTCCCACTCGGGTCGACCGAAGTCAAGGTGTTGTACAACAACGCCTCCAACCTGGACGACGCGGTAAACGGTACGCCGGTCACATGGGTTGACCGCTTCGGCGTAGTCCGTAAGTCGTGGGCGGGGATCGAACTCGATTTCGAGAACTTCCTGCTCGCTAGCGGGTACGAGTTCATCGGTGACTATGACGACGTTGGCGAGCTGACCTTCACGCGTCCTAACCAGATCATGTCGAAGGACGGCGAATTCTGGCGGCCCGGCCCTGCGCTAGCGCTCCCGTACACCACCGTCAACAACTGGGTAATCGATCAGCCGAAGTTCGTATCGACTGGCGACGCGTCATTGCGGCAAGCTTTGGCGGCATCGGACGGCACGACCATAATCGGCTTCGGTGACCGTACGCTGTTTCAGAAGCTGTCCGAGCACGTCAGCGTAAAGGACGCCCCGTTTAACGCTGTGGGGGACGGCATCGCCGACGATACGGCGGCAATTCAAGCCCTGGCCGATTACATCATCGCGCAAAGCCAATTTGGCCTGACCACTTCCGGCGCCTTGACTGCTGCGTATTCCGGCACTTCGCCAATCGCTTATTTCCCGACCGGCACTTACCGGGTTACAGCCGCGATCAACTGGGGACCGTATCTCGAAATCGCTGGTGATTCCGCGATCATCAAACAGGACGATCCTGACGCCGACATCTTCGACATCGATCTGTATCAGTTCAAGATGTCTGGGATGCAGTTCGTTGGCGGTCGTCACCAGCTGCGCGTACACAACGACAACATCAACTCGTCAATGTTCGAGGTGGATCACTGCCAGTTCTTCTTGTCGAGCAGCTACGCTGTCAAGACTCAAGCAACCGGCGGCGTGTGGACCCACATGTCCGCCAACGGCACCATGAGCAACTGCCGCTGGATTTCCTGCCGCCGTATCCTCGACAACTGCTTCGACAGCATGGTTATCAACGATCCGTGGCTGCAAGCTGACTCCACCAACCTAGACGCCAGCGCTGCGTCGATCAACAACCGTGGCGCAACTCCGACGGATCCCGGTGCGCAAACCCGCCTGTTCATCAATCGCGGCTTCGGCATCCCCGCAGTGGGGACCTTCGGCGTAGACCGTCCGGCTAACATCCGGTGGGTAGACAACTGGGGCAGCTTCATCTCTGCCGATGTGCGTTGGGGCGGCGAGTTCGGCGGTATGCGGATTGTCGACCACCTGGCAGTACCTGACGTGTCATTCCCGTGGAACAAGACGGAAGTTAGCGTAACGGGCGGATTGGCCTTCTGCGGCCCTAGCAACGACCCCAATGCCTGCATCATGGGTATCCAAGGACAGGTCCCGAATAGTATGACCTTCGGCGACTACAGCGGCCAGGTTAGCAGCCCGCTTATCCGCAACCTGTCGTCGACTGACCTGGCTGCGTACTTCGCAGCGTTCCAAGGCACGACCGGCAAGCTCGCTAGCGAGTATTTCAAACTGGACGCGCGGAACATCATTACGGACCTGCGCGCCTACACACCGCTTCGCCCATTCATGCCGGACGGGCTGTATCCGTACCTGATAAACGGGCGCAATACTCGGGTTATCCGTACAACGCAAAACCTCGACAATGGCAGTGTCGATAACATTGTGTCGTTTAGCACGACGCCGGAATACGACATGGTGGCCGGCGCCTTCGTACCAGCGAACCCTACCCGACTGAATATGCCTAACGGCTGTTCAAAAATGCGGATTGAGGTCGATATCGTTATCGACTCAGCCGACGCAGTGGCGAAGGCCATTTCTGCGCAGATCGAAACGTCCGCCGGCAACCGCTGGAAAGGGGTTTCGCAGAGCTTCGGCGTGAACCCTTACGGCGATAACATCCATTTTACGACTGACGTCTACGGCCCACCTGGAACCTACTGGCAGCTAAACATCATTCACAACGCGCCGACCGACCGAAACTTGGTCAGTTGCCAAGTCGTGATGACGCCGCTGGACATGATCATCTGATGAGCCAAATCCTCGCTGAAGTAAACGCAGGGGCAAACGGGCGTCTTGATGCGATCATCAGGACGCTTGAGCTCAACTGCGACGCATGGGCCGAACCGGTGTTCATCTGTAACGGCTTCGAGGACGTAACGGCGGTTACCGAAGACGCCCGCACTGTTACATTCATCGGTGCGAACATCGATATCGCCCTGGCCGCGAAGAACAACAAAGGGAACCAAACCCTGGCCTTCGCCGTCGACAACACGACCGGCGAAGCGTCCCGCCTGATCGACGCAGCTATCTCTGCGAACGCCAGGGTCACCGCTATCTACCGGACGTATCTGAACACCAACCTATCCGCCCCGGCGGAACGGCCTTACTACTTAACGTTGCTCTCCGGCTCCATCCAAGGGCAAGAGGCCCAACTGCAAACTGGGTACTACAACATGATCGGTGTAGCGTGGCCACGGGCGCTGTACACTACGACTTTCGCACCCGCTCTCAGGTATCTCTGATGGACTTCGTGAATAAGTACCTCGGCTGTGAATACGAGGATGGCGCCCGCGGCCCTGTCCGCTACGACTGCTGGGGCTTGGTTAGGCATGTTCGACATGCTGAGCTGGGCAAGCGCCTCTTGGCGGAGTACGGTAGCCTGCGCAATACCGATCCGAGGGAGTTCACCCGCGCCTACGAAGCCGAGTCCTCCCAGATGGAATTGTGCGAACCCGAGCCGGGGGCGATTGCTTCGGTTATGATCGGGCGTATCTGCACCCATGTCGCCCTGGTCATAGACTCCCTGGACGGCCTGCGGATCCTTGAGATAAACCCATCACGAGGTCCGCGATGCCTGCCGCTTCACCGCTGGCTGCGCGACCACTCCACCGTGACTTTCCACCGAGACAAACCATGATCGAGATTTACGCCAGTCGCTTATCGGACGAAGGGAAGGAAACCTACAAAATCCGTAAGCCGCAGCTTATGGTCGAGTGGCTGTACCGTCACGGCATTTCCCGTGATACGGATTTGGGCAAGCTGGCGATCAGTCTCTACGTGAATGGCGAACGCCTTCTGCCTCGCCAGTGGCTTACTACGCTGATCACGTCGGAAGACAAAGTCGAGATCTACCGGGAGCCGAAAGGTACGGACCCGTTTACCATTACCTTCGCCCTCCTGGTTGGTGCCGCCGCCGTACTATCCGCGCTCACACCAAAGATCCCCGGAGTGAGTGCCTCGCGCCAGGGCGGCGGCAATCCACTAGACCAGGGGAGCAGTAAAGGCAACAAGGTAAAAATCAACGACGTAAGGCCCGAGCTGTTCGGTTACAACCCGCAGCGCTTCCCTGACTATCTGATCCCGCCACGGGCGTACTTCGCAGGGCCGCGGGAGCCTCGGACGGAAATGTGCTTGGGTGTCGGCCAGGGCTCTTACCAGATTGATTCGGAAGACGTGAAGACCGGACAGACCCCACTTCTGACATTAGGGGCCGACGCATCTTTCACGATCCACGCCCCGGGTGCGGATATCTCCAACGAGCCCGCTCACCTTTTCTGGTACACCGCACCGGAAGTAGGGGCGAGCAACACGGGGGCTACCGGCCTTGAGCTGACGGTAGAGTCTGACCTCACCAGCTCCGCCACGGCATCGGTGTTCACCTTCAACGGCGACGTAGTAGGCATCCCCGTGGGCGTAGGCACGTTTCCCGCCGACTGGGTGCCGGGCACGCTGATCAACCCTGTGGCACCCTACAACTTCACGGTAAGCGACGGCACAGGCACGGGCGGCCGCGATGTGATCAGCGGCCCCATCGCCCAGTTCAACTTCCTAGTCGGCGATGAAATTCAGATCATCGGGGATAACGAAGGGTTCTACGTGGTCACTGACGTTACGGCTACGGACCTGGAACTGGATTATGAAGGCGGAGCGCCGGGCGTTGGCTTGGTAATCGGCCCCGTGGTTATGGGTATGTCCTACCGTGGTTTCCGTTTCCGCATCCTGAGCTACTCGGCTCAAGCGCTCCAAGTTAAGCGGTTGACCGCCGGCGGCGCAGATGATGACGACTGGCCCGGCTGGGATAGCCTGTCGTCCAACGTGGCCCAAGTGCGCTTGGACAGCTCGAACTTGCAAGGCGGATACCGAGGACCCTTCCCGGCGTGCCCAGAAGGCGAAGTCGTAACCGATATAGAATTCGACATGTTCTTCCCGAGCGGCATCGTGGGGCTCGGATCGAAAGGCGAATACTTCACTATCCAGGCCAACTACTCTTTCGAGTACCGCGACATGGCAGTAGGGGGTGCATGGACGGCGGCTACGTACTTTACGACCGGCAACTCGCTGGACGCTATCGGTAACACGCATCGCGTCGTGCTGCCGTACCCGATGCGCCCGGAGGTGCGGATGAAGAAGCTGAACATCCCGCAAGGGGCGCTGCTGCCTGATGAAGTCCACGACGTGACGATGTGGTTACGCTTGAAGGGTCTTATGCAGACCTCTTCGCCTGGTAGCTACGCGGGGATGACCGTAATGACCTGCGACATCCGGGGCGGGGACCGCATTTCCTCTCAAAGCGAAAGCTTGGTGAACCTGGCGTGTACTCGTATCCTCCCCGTTCTGCGCGGTGGCGTATGGCAAGACCCGGAGCCTACGCGTGAGATCTCGGCGGCTGTCGGCCACATTATCAGGAACGTCGGGTACTCGGACACCGACGATATCGACCTGGTGGAATTGGATCGCCTGGAGTCAACCCGCTGGACGCCGCGCGGCGACACTTACGACCGCATCGTACTGGATTCCGAGACCGTCAAGTCGAACCTCCTGGATGCTCTACAAGCAGGCTTCTCCGAGCTGACGATCGATCGCGGCCTACTGGTCCCGGTCCGGGATGAGCCGCGCGGCCCGTCCTTCGACCACGTTTATAACCCACAGATCATGCTCGAACCTTTGGCCTACGAGTTCACCATGCCGGATCAGCCGGACGACTTCGACGGTGTAGACGTTGAATACTACGACCACGTTACGAAGCAGGACGAAACGGTACAGTGCCGCTTGCCGGGTGACGCAGGGGAACGCGTGGAGAAAATCAAGGTGGAAGGCGTCGGGGTAAGATTCCGCGCCTGGCGTATCGGTATGCGCCGCCGCCGCGCCCATTTGTATCGTCAGCGGCAGTACAGCTTCAAGACAGAACTGGACGCCTTGAACAGTGCATATTTCGACTACGTGGCGCTCGGCGTGTCGACTCCCGGCTACGGGCAGTCCGCACTGGTCGAAAGCATCTCGCCGAACCCGTACACGATAGGGCAGCCCGCGACTATCGAATCCTCTGAGCCTCTGGACTGGACGAAGCCTGGTGTTTACAAAGTGGTGCTGCGCCGCAAGGATGGCACGGCGTCGGGGCCGTATGTAGCGACCTTCATCGACGAGTACACGTTCTCGATTCCTACCCTGGACTTCGTGCCTGACCTGAGTGGGAACATCGACACGCCGCCGGTCATCCAGTTTGGGCATGAATCGACGTGGGCATTCCCCGCACTGATTACGGACGTATCGCCGAGCGGCACTCGGTCGTGCAGCGTAAAAGCGGTTAACTATGACGTGCGCATGTACGCAGACGACGATGCGTTTCCGCCGGGATAATCACGCGTGATACACTGCGCGGAACCTGGGGAGGTAAGATAGATGAGCCAACTGGAAAAGATTTTTGAAGACCTCGGTTTGGGCGTCGCCGCTTTGGTCGGCGCTTTGGTCGGGGTCTTCGCGCAAAAAGAGATGTCCACCCGGCGGCAGCGGGCCGTCTTCGTGGTTAGCGGCGTGGCCATCGGCTACTATATAACCCCGCTAGTGCTCGACTTATACTCGATCAAGACAGAGTTAACCGGGGCGGTAGGCTTCCTGTTGGGAGCTTTCGGCGGGGGCATCATGGCAGCGCTGTACAAGGCCATCGGAAACCTTGATCTCTTGGAATACATAAAAAGCCGCCTTGGCGGGGGGGATCCCAAGTGATGCAAACGGTAAGCCTATTCGCTGTCGGCCTTATAGTCATTCACGCCATCTGGTGCTTGCTATGTCCCCGCGTCAGCGATGGGATTATCGGCAAGTTTTTATACCTTCTGCTCTCGCTCGCCGCTTTCGCCTTCATCAGTCGCCCGTCACCCTTCTCGCAAATGGTGCTGAATCTCAGCTTCGCGAGCATCGCCGTGCGCCACTGGTGGATGAAGACCTACTGGTCTCAAGTCAAGAAGAGCATCACCCACTACGTCCAAAGGTGCGGTAAACGATGACGCCAGCTACGCTTGCCGAAGTAATGAACATTCCTATCGCCCGCGCTCAGAAGTGGGCCGATGCGCTTACGGCAGCAATGGCCGGCGGGCAGATCAATACTAGATTGCGAATTGCTGCCTTCCTCGCGCAGATCGGCCACGAGAGTGGCTCCCTCGTCTACAGCAAAGAACTGGGCGGCGCTTCGTACTTCGCTAAATACGACGGGCGTAAGGATCTCGGGAACACCGAACCGGGCGACGGCGCTAAGTTCTGCGGCCGCGGCTTGATCCAGGTCACCGGCCGGGCGAACTACGGGAAGGCAAGCCAAGCGCTGTTTGGCGATGATCGACTGCTGAAGACTCCTGAGCTTTTGGAACAGCCCACCTGGGCGGCGAAGTCCGCCGTCTGGTACTGGACGACACGCAACCTGAATGCGTTGGCAGACGCCGATCGGTTTACTGACATCACCCGTGCGATCAACGGCGGAACCAATGGGCTCGAAGACAGGAAGGCGCGGTATAAGTACGCGCTGACGGTGCTGAAATGAATCCCGCCTACGGCTACGCGCTGGCGCTTCTCGTAGGCGCTGGCGGCGCGTGGTACGTCCAAGGGTTGCGATGGGACAACGACGTACAGGCCGCAGAGCTGGCGACTGCTACGGCGATCAGCGCGAACGTGGACGCGGTTAACCAACAGTTAATTGCATCACTCGCACAGACAGAAGCCATACGGCAAACCTTCATCGATTACAAGGCGGGTAAAGAGAATGAGACGAGTGCTCTTGAGCGGGCTGTTGCTGATGGCACTAAGCGGCTGCGTATCAAAGCCAGTTGCCCAACAGTGCGTGCCGATGGAACCGTTCCCGGCGGAGCTGTCAGCGGAACCGCAGAACTTGACGCCTCTGTTAGATCGGATTATTTCGAATTGAAGCGAGGACTCGACCGGCAGTTTGCCGAGTTGCAGTTCTGCCGGTCGGAATTGAGGAAACGTTCGTCAAACTAAGTCGCCGTACATCGCGTCTTCGATCCGCTTTTGCGCGATATCAAAATACTTGTCGTCGCGCTCAATTCCTATGAACGTCCGCCCTGTATTTGCCGCTGCTACTCCCGTAGTACCCGAACCCATGGTGTTATCGAGAACCGTATCGCCTTCGTTGGTGTAGGTACGAATTAGGTACCCCATAAGAGCGACGGGCTTTTGGGTAGGATGAACCGTACCTTGTTCGTTGTTGAACTCCAGAACCGTGGCCGGCATCGTCTTGTCAGCGGGGCATTTGAAGACATCTAACTTATGCGAGCCATAATTATCTGAGGTCTTCGTCCGGGTAGTTTGAGGGCGGATATTCTTCAGAGGCTTATCCGCAAGGATAGGCATGTAGGTGCATTGCTTGACGTAGAAAACCGCGATGTCTTCAGTATTTCGCATGGGTTGCTTCCAAGCGTTCAAGTGCCCGACTGCTTGAGACTTTTTCCAAACCCATGTGTATTTGAAGTCTTTCAAATTGCTGCAAATTAATGCAGACGTGAAAGGCTGCGCGGCGAAAAGCACTATCGGAGCCGTAGGTTTGCCTACCCGGCGGTATTCGGCCAACAGCGCCTCAAAAGGGATCACAGCGTCCCACTTGTTCTGTGTCGTGCCATATGGAAGATCGCAAAGCACCATGTCGACTGAGCCGTTCGGTATCAGTTTCATCATTTCCAAACAATCGCCGTGCATAAGGTTCATTCGCACCAATACTCCTCTTCCTCAGTTGCATTTTGTGCAGCGGCTGTCGCCTGGCAGATAACCTGGGCGTCCTGCGTGAAGTATGCGGCTACTGGCACCGGGCCGTTTGCGGTTAGCATGTAGAGCATGGCTAGGATTTTCATTTCTTCCCCAAGAACCACTGGATTAAAAGGGTGCTGCCGCTGCCGATGACGAACCCGTAGCAGATTATCGGCGCGTTAGGCGATGGGTTGAAATACGCAACGATAGCACCGCCTATAAGTGCCATGCAGAACAAAGCTACTCGGCTCATTCCGCTTCACTCCTTTTTGCTGCCCGCACCATGCGAGCGCCGAAGAATTCGACTTTCTCAGCGTTGTACAACGCTTTGTTGTCTGCCTTTACCGCGCCGCCCATGCGGCCAGTGCAAGTACGCCAGATCGCTTTAAACGCTTCTCCTTCCGCGAAGGTCATACCGAGGGCTTCGATAATGTCGATGCTCTCGGCGGTGTACGGCGGATGATTTTCGTCGATAGGGTCAGCGACGTGACATTTGTAATAGTCGACGCTGCCGCCGGTTTTCTGCTCTGCGACTGGTTTAGTGCCAGCCGGCTGTAACAGGCGATCATGCTCGCGCCAAGCTTCGCAACTCTTACACCTGGCGGTAGTGCGTGCGCCTCCGTGTCTGGCGCAGTAGTCCTCGGGGAATTTGCTCATGCTGCGTCCTCTTTAGGTAAATAGCCGCGATCTCTCATCGCGGATAATAAGATGTCCTGCACCTCTCGTTTGCTCTGTAGGCGCTCCAAGACCAGTTCGTCCACCGTGTCGGCGGCCAGGATGAAGTGAATGAACATCGGCCTATTGTGGCCCGCTTGGAGCTGTCGTACAGGGCCGATACGCTCGATGATCTGCTGGTGTTCTTCAAGATTCCAATTCACGGTGAAGAACACGAGGATGTTGCCGCCGTCCTGCAGGTTCAGACCATGGCCCGCACTGGCCGGGTGGGCGAATAGCAAAGGGATCTTGCCGGCGTTCCAATCGTCAATTGTTTCTGAGCGCTTATCCAAGTGGCGACCCTGCGGAAAGCGTTTCAGGAGGCGCTCCAAGTCGGATTTGAAATGGTAGCTCACGAGAATCGGCATTCCCGCCGCCTCTTCCAGAATTTCTTCCAGTGCGTCTAGTTTCTCGTCGTGAATCTTTTTCCACTGCGGGCCGCCGTCTACGTAGGCCGCGCCGGAACTGATTTGTAAACATTTTTGCGTCTTAGCGGCGGCGTTCAGCGCCTCGATCTGCGACCCCTCCAAATCCATGAACATCTGCTTTTCCATGTTTTTGTAAAGAACCTTCGCGGCCGGCGGCAGTTCGACTTTGATCAGGTTAATGATTGGCTTTTTGAGGTCGAACCAATCAGCCGCGTCTATGGTGATACACACGTCGCTCAAGGCTTCCTGAATCTGTTCCTGCGCTTGATCCGTTGCCTCTACGCCGAAGCCAGTGTGCGATGCGCGAAACCAGCGTTGCTTAAAGGCGTCAAATGTACGGCCCAAGCGGTCGCCTTTATCGACGAACCACATTTGCCCCCACAGATCCTGCAGCCCATTAGGGCTAGGCGTACCGGTCAACAGCACAATACGCTTGATCTTGGTATGTGCGACACGGGCCAGCGCCTTAGCGCGCTGCGTGCCCTGCCGCAAGCGGAAGCCCTTTAACTTGGTCGCCTCGTCGATCACTACAGTTTTGAAGGGCCACTTATCACCGAAGTGTTCGACCAGCCAAGGGAGCTGTTCGAAGTTCGTCGTGTAAACAGGTACGTTGACGCGTAAGGCCGCCTGCCGTTCCTTAAGCGCACCGCAGACAGGCATAACGCGAAGGTGTTTAAGGTGATTCCACTTTCTGTATTCCTGCGGCCAGGTGGTGCGCGCCACACGAAGAGGAGCGACTATTAGGATAGGGTACACATCTTCCAGCAAGGAGAGGTCTTCCAACGCCGTGGCCGTGCTGACGGACTTCCCAAGGCCCATGCCAGCCCACACCGCCAAGCGCCGGGTCTTCTGGATGGCCGACATGATCAGCCCTTGATAGGCGTGCGGCTTATAATCAATTGCCATCAGCAAACCACCTTGAATTCTTCGTCGACCCACACTTTTTCTTTCATGAACAAATTGCCCATGATCCCCTCTACCCCCGCTTTACTATCCAGCCAGACCACTT